TCTGCAAATACAGAGTTGAATACTTGTCGGAATTGACTTCTCTTACCTTCGGGGATATTAGAAGGTACGTCATTAACTGAAGCATAAGGCATTATCCTACAACCTTTGCTAAGTAACCTTGAAAGCTACCAAATACGACTGCGTTATTAGAGTCAGACTCAGCTATAATACGTATATCAGCATTTCTAGGGATTATGATTGCAGGATCGAGGTGAATAACCCAGTTACTACCTACAGAATTAGCCGATACAGCAGCACCTTGAACGAATACCCTACCCGCTAGTCTGGTTTCTAGGTAAAAGTCTACAGCAGCAGCTTGCTTACCTGACACACCACCAAAGCCACCCGTGAGGATATAATAGTCAGTGTCACTGAAAGTGGTAGCCCCTTTGAAGGATTCTTGGAACCCTAGTGGGATGTCTATGTGTATCTTGGTGAGGTCTGTAGGTACACCATTCGTCAGGGCAGTATTCTCGTAAACTACAACACGACCTTGAAGTAGACTGCCGTTGTTGTTAGTAACAATAGAAACCCTAGCCAAAGGAATAGGCAATGCTACTCTTGTTCGACCATTAAGGTTAATAATCTGAGTTACAAAGGTAAACTTTTGGTCAAACCCTGTACCTGTTACCGTGTGACCCTCGATGTATATTTCTTCCCCATCAGCTACAGAGCTAGAGGAGATACTGTCGATTGCGTTGGTAGATACGTAGGCCTCGTGAGTGACGTTAACTGTCCAAACTGTAGATATAGTGTCAGCGGTGAGAGGGGCTGATTTACCAAACTTGATGAGAGATTTACCTTTTGCATCTATTGACACTACATCGCCAAAGGTACGGTAAATCTCCCGTTCTGCTTGTACTAACCTAGCATCAGATACTTCATAGTTCTTTCTGGACCAAGTAGTCATTTACCACCCACCTCTTGTGTAGGTTCAGGAGGGTTAGCCTTAGCATTGATAAGCCTACGTTCAGCCTCAAGATCAGCTTCATAAAGTTCCCTGTCCAAAGTAGGCAGTTCAGCGTTAGCCAAGAGTGCATCTACAATATCAGGTTGTGAAGCTAGGTTAATATCTGCACCATTAAGGTTACGAAGATAAGAACCCAACTCCTTAAGATCATGTGGAGCAACATCACCAGCAATAATCTTAGGCATTAACTTAGGGTCAAGACCATTCAACTGCCACAGAGGTTCTACTAATTGCTTATTAAGAACGTCTACAATTGTCTGAATGTATGCTTCGAGCGCACGTAGGAATAGGTCTGTTTTGCTTTTTGATAGCGCATACGATCCTGTTGAACCACCGCCAAGCATAAGAAACTCAGAAAGAACACTACGGGCAATGTCATGCTGATACCTACGAATAATTGGGTCGATGTCGATATTACGAGTACCGTTGGAGGACATAAGTTCTACATCTACCAAACGAGTACCCGAAGGCGCACCATCTTTGTCTGGATAGTTATCAGAAGGAAGGATAATATACCCTTGCTCGTTAAACTTAACATCCCGTAGGATTTGTTGTACACTACCCAAGAAAGAACGCTGGTCAGCACTAGCATCCGCAGATAGATATTCAGCAGGTACACGAGCAATAGGAATACCAGCTAGTTCACGTTCAACTGCAATAGCCTCAATAGATTGTAGATTATTTAAGTATGTGTAGCTAGTATAAGCATTTCGTAGGATAGACCTACCCGAAGGATCATTGTTGATTACAGTTGTTCTATAATACAGTGACTTCTTAGTAGGAATGAAGTGTTTACCGTCAGAGTATGCCTGTCCAGTGTCTTGGTACAGACCAAGGATGTCACCAGTCTTTTGGTCTACATCAAAGCGAGATACAGTCCAAGGAGCGCGTGATGCCAGCTTACGGACGCCAATACGACCATCAGGATACTTAGTGCGCTTCTTAGAATTGATTGTGTCTGTAGAATCTCTACGCTTGTAGACAACCTCAAACCAAGCAAATCCGAAACTAAGGAAAGATAGCGCCTCGCTAATATGGTCATCAAGTGTATGCTCCATGTCCTCTAGGATAGACTCTACAAAGTCAGCCTCAGCTTTAGCCTGATCCGTGTTGTCTACGGGTACTACCTTGAGGTCTACATCACGAAGGATTTGCTCTACAGCATAAAGGACAGCACCGATAGTGGCATCATTATCCCGCATTTGCTGGTAGGTACGAATAGCCTTCTTACCACGGAGTTCAGGCAGGAACTCATCTGCACGAATTTGACCGTTATGTGTATTTGAACCAGATACACCAAGAATGGCCTTAGCTTTACCTTCTGATAGGGTCTTGTCAACCATTACTAGGTTTCCTTTTTAATCTTGAAGGTCAGGCTTGATAACTACTGAGATGTAATCATTATTAGGGAATGTTTCTTTGGTGCCACCTGCGTAGATAACCTCAAACTCCGCTTGGTACATACCAGAATTAGCAGTATCTAAAGCTACCCAATCATATCTAACTTGACCTGCCTCAGCATCTACGATAGTAGCAGTAGAGTTTACAATGTTTCCATTGATGTTCCCCATGTAGAAATTAACAATCGCACCTGCAATATTGATAGCTACCCCGTTAGCGTCTTGTAGCGTGGCTAACATAGATGGGCTTGTGTCATTCTGTTTAACGTAAAACTTCATTATGCAGCCTCATTAGCGTTCTCTACTATTACTTTGTTCGGGGTGTTAGATGACAATACACAAAAGTTTATACTATTGACTACTGATACTATACTGTAAGACCTGTCAGATACGTGTACTGCCCGACCTTGTGCTGTGTCAATGTATCCTACACTTACTACAGGACTGCCTGTTACTACAGTAACCAAGGTTAGTTGGTGGACTTGAGTAATAACGGATAGGCTTACAGTAGGCTCTTGAGACACCACACCATTAGCACTTATGTCATGCGTTTGGGATAAATTCGAGGAACCTACAGAAGTCGCACCTGTCGTAATAGGTACAAGAGCTAAGCCTGTAGTTTCTAATACAATAGGCGAACCAATAACAGGAGGCTCTGCGTTGATGTTAGCAGCAGCTAATGAATGTGCTTGAGTTAAGCTTGACGGCGAAATAACAGGGAATCCTGTTGTCAAACCATCGGCTAGAAGAACTTGGTTTTGGGCTATAATAGGTGTGCCAACAACAGGAACCCCTGTGGTGATGGCTACAACAACTACTACATTACCTTCAGAGATATTTACAGTACCAATTACCGGAGCGTCTGTAGTAATACTAACGGTAATTATGGAATGTACTTGCGTAAAATCTGCCGAGTCTACAGTGGGTGAACCAGTAGTAATACCTAACAGGGAAAGAGTTGTAACTTCAGATACAATAGGCACACCAACAGAAGGCGTTCCTGTAGTAATAGCTGTAAGTGCTAGATCGTGTTCTTGAGTTAGATCAGAATCACCAACAGAAGGCGTTCCTGTAGTAATAGCTGTAAGTGCTAGATCGTGTTCTTGAGTTAGATCAGAATCACCAACAGAAGGCGTTCCTGTAGTAATACCTACACCAGTAAGAAGGTAAACAATCTCAGTAGATACAACCCCATCATCACCTAGTGGAGCAGAGGCGAGTGGGGAAAATCCTAGCATATTTTACCTCAAGGTTTGGTGGGCCAGATGACCGAGTATGGGAAACCTTCTTGCGCTGTTATACCACGAAGTGCCTGTCTGTAGGTAGCCCAAGCTGGGGACATGGTGTTATCGCTCAAGGCCATCCAGTCTGTGTCGGACAGTAGGCGGTCACGTTTTGACCGAGCCAGCATTTCCGCATCAGGGTCGAGGACAGAAGAACTAAGATTAGTTAGTTCGGCGTCAGTCATATCCAGAAGTGTGCCATTGACGAGTTTCTGCATGCTATGTCCTATGCGTTTTTCAAGCCGTAAATATAATAATGCCCGATTTGTGTGCTGTTGAAGCTGTAAAACTTTAACCCACCAAATGGTATAGCCGAGGGGCTTATAAAATTGTGGTTTGCAAAACAAAGGGCACTGAACGGCGTTGAGGCATCTTTCTCTAGTGTTTTTTCGTGAAGAAACGCCGTTTTTGAGTCAGTGGATAAGCTAAATTCGGCTTCATAAAACACATCGTTTCCGCCAGTAATTACTCCGTTTCCACAACCAAACCATTCATCTCTACCGCCAGTTGTATATCTAGCAGAAAGGGTTCCATTAAGTGAGTCGAGAACTTGAGAGTTATAGGTTAAAGTGGTGATGTCACTACCAGCGTCATTAATCAAACGTACATATACGGTAGGAGTTGAATTATACTGAATACCCCTGCCCACAATTTTGAGGGCGTTGTAGTTTACCATTGAAAGCCCCGTGAAGCTAATTGAGGATACAAATGATGTTGCATTTTGACTCGCAATTAGCTCGTAGGAGCCACCACCAGCCGCAGGAATGTCTTCAGCAGCCGCCGTAACGAACACCACAGCACTGCCAGTTAAGTTCAGTAGTGAACCTGTCGAACTTTCGTCCAACGTGCGTGTGAGGGTCGTACCAGACGCTGTGTAGGTGCCTGATCCAATTTCCCATGCCGTACCGTCCTCAATGACGTAGCGCACCACATCAGAGTTTACTACCCCAGCATCAGCAAAGGTCTGATAACCACTCTCGGCAGTGCCAAGGGTAATCGTGCCAGTGCCTGTGGTGGCGGTGGCGACTTTGGCTCTGTTTACGAGAGTGACCATTTAAGAAACCTCTTAGGCTGGATCATAATTAACACAGCTTATGCTGGGTCTGGGATACCGATTGCTACGGAAGACAGTGTGAAGGTGTTACCAGAAGTAACCGCTTGTGATGCAGAAAGAGAACCCGTAGCCAAAAGGCGAGAGTTGATAGTATCTACAATAGCGTAGTGAGTAGCTGTACCTGTACCTGTGACCGAGCCATCGGTGATAGCTGCAACAGTAACTTCACGGCCACCACCAGCACGGTCAGCAGGCGCACCAATACTTAAGCTGGTAGAGTTACCTAGTGTATTAGTGCTTGTGGCTTCTGCATATGTAGTAGCCTCAATAGAGGTAATATCAATACGGTTAGCTTCAGTGTCTAGGACCGTAAGGCCATTATCGAACACCCGATCATTAAGAGTAGCCATTATTTGTTTCCTAGTCCTTTTGCGTTACTATAGGCCAATTTTAGTTCTGGTTTAGCATAACCATTAAGCATTAAGTCCGTTAAAGCCCATACCATAGCATCTAATCTATCAGGAGAGCCAATAGAACCCAAAGGTTCCCAAGTTTACCAACCCTTGTAAGAGTTGCTCTTTGAAGTGTTTAACGAGGCTTCTAGTACCTGTAAGTTCCAAGGTACATGTAAACCACACACGTTAGTTCCGTTTAAAGGTACTATATGGTCCACGTGGTATTTAATGCCGCATACCATTTCTAACTTTGTCGCTAACGAGTAAAGAGACTTACAATCGCTTATTTGTTGGGTAGATAGCCATTTTGGTGTTGCATTCTGCTTTGATGCTCGCCTACAAGCGTTTTTGTTGTTGTAGTACGCCTTACCGTGGTCCGACTTCCTGTGTCGTCTAGCCTTGGCTTTGACGCTATCAAGATTATTTTCTACCCAGACCTTAGATAGACTGATCTCTTTATCTCTATTCTTAAGGTAGTCTTTTTTACGCCTACTTGACCTACAAGCCTTACAGTGTGATTG